TAACTAGGAAGGAGATATTTAATGGCTTGTAAGAAAAGACGTAAAAGAGGTAAATAGTTAGTTATTAAATTTAAGGGTACTAGAAGGCGTCTCAAGACGGGGTAAATATATTTTATATATAAACTATCCTGTCTTAAACAAACCCTTCTTAAAATTGATTGTAGATACCTTAAGTAAAAGGAGATATATTTATGGGATTATTTAATAAAATTAAAAACTGGTTTATCAAACGTAGGATAGAAAGAATTAAAAGAGACCTACCAAAGTTTAAAAATAAACTAAGAACAGTACTACTTGTAGGATTACAGAAACTAGATACTGATAAGGTTGATAAAGTAGAGACTCAACTTATCATCTTGGGTATTCAAGCAGCTCAATCTTACTTTGGTTGTAATGTATTAGATGATGAGATTAAGAAAACAATAGCAGAAGAAGTAGTAGAAATACTAGGTAAGATAAATCGTAAAGCACAAGATATAGTGGAGGGTTAATAATGGATTATAATGAATTTATTTATGCAATAGAAAATAAACAATTTCCAAGGGAATACTTACGATATGGATGAGCTAACGAGAATAGAAATTATTATCCACCTGATATGTATAAAAATTATCTTCGAGACCCAGTACAACCTATGGTTAATCCTAAAATAAATAAAGCTTATAATGATTATTATACAAGATTTCCTAATGGTACTGATGAACAATTTATGAATTTGTTAAGAAGAAATAATCCTGAATTGGTAAGACAAGCTCAACAATCCATCACTCCAGAAAACTTAGCCCGTATGTCAAGAATTAGAGGAATAGGAAAAACTGCAATAAACATATTGGGTAGAGGACTTAAGGCTATTGCCCCCTTAGGAGACTTTGTATATTACGGAACACTTCCATTAAGAACAGATGAAATATTAAAAGAATATAATATGTATATAGATGAGAATGGAAATATAACAGGTAGGATTTAAATGTCAATAGATATAGACAAACTGGATAAAACAAAAACATATGTAGTACTTGAATGGGGAACATCTAAGATATCTAAACTAATAGACAGGTTTACAAAAGAGTTCTTTCCTGCTGCTAGTTTTAGACCCTCCCACGTACTAGCTCTTGTATATAATAGAGGTTGGTGGATATACGAGAGTCATCTAAAACCAGAACCTAAGTATAAGATACCTAGTGGTACAAGGAAGTATAGATGGAAGATATTTGAGAAAGTATTCCCTAAGATAATATATTCTACTGGTGCTGTGTATCCATTAGAATTAGATGTTAAGCAATTAGAGAATAACTTAGGATTACCTTATGGGGTTAAGGATATTATAGAGTTTGTCAAAGTAGTCCTATCTCCTCATTACGACCAGATGAATAGAAAAGGTATGGTATGTAGTGAGTATATAGCTACTGGATGCGCAGCTATAAGAGAATATTTTAAATCAGCTCCTTATAAAATAACTCCAGCTCATTTCTTTAAATACTTTATAGAAAACAAAATCCACCCAGTATAGGAGGAAGGTATGAAAATAAACAAAGAAGGTTTATCTATAATTAAACAATGTGAAGGTTGTAGGTTAAAAGCTTATTTATGTCCTAGCCTAATACCTACAATCGGCTATGGTCATACTACTGGTGTTAAATTAGGAGACACCATTACACAAGCTGACGCAGATAGATACTTACTTCAAGATATAAAAAGATTTGAACAAGCTGTTTCTGCGTTAGTTAAAGTACCTATTAATGAAAACCAGTTCTCCGCATTAGTATCTTTTGCTTTTAATGTTGGAGTTGGCAATCTTAAATCTTCTACATTACTAAAGAAATTAAACCTTAGAGATTATAAAGCTTGTAGTAATGAATTTGATAGATGGGTATATGGTAGTAATAAAAAACCATTAGAAGGTTTAAAGAAAAGGAGAAAGTTAGAAAGAGAATTATTCAATAAGAGTGTAACCCAGTAATAGCTTAACGATTAATTTTAAGGTATCTACAATACGAATTGACAAGGGTAGGATATGATTAGGATAACTTATACCTAAAAAGTATTTAAGCTGTCTTAAATCTAATCCTAGCCCTTTATGATTTAATAATTTAATAGACAAAAAGAAATCCCCCTCCAAAATGGAAGGGGAATTTTTTATTTATTTAATTTACCTTTCATATCTAAGATAGCTAATGCGATATCTTCTTGTACTCTATTAGGTTGTACTGTTTTATAATCGTACTCAAACTTTTTAGCTAGGTTACCTACTATAACATTAATAGTTAGGATATCATCTTGTAAGCCAGCTGTACAATTACATTTCTGTTTACGTACATAATCTACAATACTCATTACATCTATTCCCATATTTTAATCCTCCTTATATTCTTCTTTAAATAATTTAATTAATCTGTCTTCTCCTATTCTTTTTTTAGCCTTTTCTAAGAAAGAATTATCTGTACTGTAGATATTCAACCCTTTGAGACGATAAGTATAACTAAGTCCTAATTCTTTATTTACAGAGTCAAGGTTAATAGAATATTTCGCTTGACTTCTATCTCTCCAATCAATAGGTTTTACCTTATTTAATTCATCAGCTAAGTCCTGTAGTTCATCTCTAGTAGTTAGATGTTCACCACAAGTAGGTGTATAATTACAATAAAGTTCATCTCCCAATAACCCTCTTACAGGTATATTTACTTCACTACTTGGTAATGAGTTGTATAATTCTGTTAAAGCTCTTACAGTATCTCCATCAATAGTTAAACCAGAAAACTCTGTAAGAACTTTTTTAAGTGATTGTTCTACATCTTCCTTAAATAACATTATTTATCCTCCTTAATAAACTTTACTGTTGCTAAACCTCTAGCTATAAAATCTATTTGCTCTTCTTTTAGAGTATGTTCACCATTCATAATCCAATCAATTGCGTGGAGTATTTCGTGGTAGTAACATTCCTTTTTTTGTTGTTTATGTTGGTCATTTCTTATTTCTATCTTTTGTTCAGGTGGGTTGCAAGCCCCTAAGCATTCTTGGTTATTGACTATAATTATTCTATCATCTTCTATAAAATCTACCTCATATTTATACCCCAGAATTTCTACGTGCTTAATCATTACTCCTCCTTTATAAACTCAGTATAACTAAAACCTTTAGATACTTCTGTAGCACTAGCCATCATTAATCTTGTAAGTGCGTGGGATAGATGGTCATCTTGTTTGTCTCCACTATATAAAGCTAGTAAGTGAAGTAATGCGTGGTTAACGTGTTCTTCTTGTGGAATTAGTCTCCAGTTATTAGGAGCATATCTTGTAGCTCCATACTGTAAAGTCTTGCCAATCATCATTAACCTTTTAGAGAAATCAGGTTCTAGTGTTTCTGACGCTACATACAAATAATTAATATTTAACGTTCTCATATAAGTACATACTTGTCTTATACATAAAAGAATATCACACGCTTCATCCCCTTGTTGCATTATCTTTTTATTGCAGGTTATACTTAGAAAAGCGGGGTCTACTAAATGTAATGCTGCTGGAGCTTTAGATTGTTTACCACCATTCTCATTAGTTACCATCTCTGCGTCTACGCCCATACCTTCAAATAAATTATCCATTACTTTCCCCTAATCTAAATTCCTTTAATAAGTCATCACCCCAAGTACAAGCCCTTAGAAAATTAAACAATCTCTCCTCCATCTGTTCTTTTACAATCAAAGCATTAAATCTATATACTACTTGTGTATCTTTATCTACATACTTAAGTTCATAATAATAATCATCAGCCACCATTAATCCTCCCTATCCTCTGATAGTATATCTATCAAATCTTTTTGTTCTTGTATTTTTCTCATTAACTTCTTACATAAAGATTTATATGTTTTGTTTTCTATCTCAAGCTCTATAACTTTAAAATAGTATTTTAATCTATTCACTCAATACACCTCTTAAACTTTCTAACTGAATACATAGCTGCCTATCTTCTGCATTAACACAGTTAGGATATAATGTCTTAATAGATAACTCATCTCCTATTACCCAAGCTACTGGTATAAAAGCTACTGGTATAAAAGCTACTATAGCAAATCCTAATAAAAATTTTAATCCTTCTGTCATTTCTTTACTCCTATTGTTTTTAAATAAATACTTAACATATATCTCTTTAATAATTTATTGTTTACGTATTTATAACGACTATTAAACATAATATTACTAAATAAATATTGATAAAGATTATATAAATCATATCCTTTATATATCCTTCTTTTTATCACTAGGTAAATTCTCCCAACATTCCTGACAAATAAACATATAAGGTGTTTCGTATCCACTAACAAATTCTGTTTTAAGTTTATATCCTGCCATCTTCATATCTTCTAAACACATATTACATCTATGGGGGTATTTAGATTTCTCATACATATCTTTTGTTCTCTTGATACCTATGATATCTAGTGCCTTAGCAAACATTTCATCTTCTACCATATATAAACCTCCTTAATATTACTGTTGTTATACTTGTAATTAAAATAAATTCTACCATTACTTATTCTCTAACTTCTTTATTATCTCCTTTAATACTACCTTCTTAAACTGGCTCATATCACTTCTATTATCTATATCATATACGAATATATCCACTCTTGGATTGTCAACTTCTATACTACCAGAAGTATATACAACGAAAGGAATGTTTTTTGAATTATCATCTGGTAAATGTCCTAGCTCTACCATAGCGTCCTCAAAAAACTTCTGATGGATTGCCAGTATATTGCCTATATCGTGCCTTCTTTTATCCCCTTTATGAACTTTGTAAACTATCATAACCTTATTGTATACTGGTTTATCTTTTAATTGTTCAGCTATTAATTCTTTATATCTTATCTTAGCTGTGTTTAGTAGCCTGAAATGAAAGTTACGATACTGATTTGTATTTAGAATAAATTTAACATCTTTATCTTTCTTCTTAGAGTGGGCTACTACTATCTCTAATGGTGATTGTATTTTGTACATTACCCCTCCTTATTAATCTTTGTAAAATGTTTGAAAATCTATATTCATTTTATAATTATTTTCTACCATTGTCTTATCTGCAAAATTCACAAAAGTATCGAATAAGTGATTTAGAGTTGTAGTTTGTTTCAGGTAATTCTTGAATGCCTTCTTAAATGTTTTGCTTTCCTGTACCATAAATTCTTGAATAGCTTCTTGTGCTGTCTTTCTTATTGCATTATTAAGCAGCACATCTATGTATGTATATTTTTTATCCCAATTAGAGCAATTAGTATTTCCTTTTATATCACACTTTTCATTCAATGCTATCTCTATAAGTTGCTGCATATACTCTTTAATATCACCCATATTATCTAGTATAGCTTGCTTCATTTGTGCTTCAACAATCGGTTTGATTAAATTTTTATCTATATTCATTGATACAATATTTTCACTCATTATTCACCTTCACTTTCTTCTAATTGTTTTCTAACTTCCTTCATAATCATCTCTGCTGTTAGCTCTGCTACTGCATAAGGACTTTTCTTTATTTGTTTTTTAATGGAGTCAGGGTTTTTAACTTTCCAATCTACAGATAAACCTTCTATTATATAAGGAAATACTACTGTGATTACATGGGAAGTGTCCTCTATATAATAATCAACCATAGCTCCTCTTAGTCTATAATCCTCACATCTACATAATTGAGAATATAACAGTTGTTTTAGTATAATAAACTCTTTACCTAACTTAGGAGCTACAACATCTTTAGTTTCTTTCTTGAATAATGATTTAATATTCTCTAACATATCTACTCCTCTAACAATACACATTTAATTTTACCATCAACAATCGGTATTGGTGTTACCGCAAAACTATCCTTCTCGACATATCCATATAAGAAAGCTTGCTGCCAATTAGGGGATTTGACATACTCAGGGTCGAGCCTACATAAACAACCACTTTCATACCAAGCTAGATATCTTTCTGGGGTACGGTAATAATAACAACCTAAACGATGAGTGTTTTGTGTAACAAGTGTTTTACCTTTACTTCTAATTATTAAAGTTCCGTTATCTACCGATACACAACTTACTCGTCCTTTATATGGAACTATTTGAATATTATCTCTAGTAATGCAAGTTAAAGGGTTCGTATTAACTGTCAATATAGAGTGGCTAATCCTTTTTAATTGGCTGCTTCTAATCCCATTCTTACTAAATATTTCTTGCAACAAATCTACCTCGGTAGTTTTCTTACTGCTTATTTGGTAGCTATTTTTAGCGTCTTTATTTTTATTACCATCAGTAAGAGAATATTCATCGAGTATAATCAACGCTTGCTCTTGATTTACATCCCTTAGAATAGTTGGCAAATGTTTACCAGTAGGGAAATAAGTGTTTATAATGGGCTTTGCATATTTAGATTTAATCCTAATCTTTGTGGTACCTATTTTAGTTTTTGCTTCGCTATATTCATAACCCAGCTCAGTCAATAATGCTTTTAGGTGGGTTATTTTTCTTTCCTTTTTTAAATGAAATCTTATTCCGTTATCTTCGATACTACCATCTGCTGAAATATTGACTAATAAACGTATAAAAGCTTCTGATAAATCTATTCCTTTTGTTTCATTCTTTAATGCCCCACACATAAACTTATAACGTTTACTAGTAGTTGCAAGATACTTAGCGTCAAACTCCTCTAGTTTATTATTATTCTGATTAAAACCTAATAATCCGTGCTTATCAGTAACCATTACATCAACAACTGTAGATTTTATATGGTACAGTTCTTTATAATTATCATAAACAAACTTGTCATTTACTTTGTTAAATTCAAAGGCTTGAGTATCTTTATTGATAGTCCCTACAGTATCTCCAACATTAACATCAATAATAGGTATCCATCCAGTTGGTGTTAATACTTCAACATCTTCTGAAAAACAATGCCCTGAGATACCAGATGTATCGTGTTTTTCTAACTCTCCACGTGCCGTATATGCTGAAAATTTCCTAACCATATCACCGTGAATTATTTTAAGAGGGCCTAATCTAAACTCATCCCTATAAAAGTCTATATCATATTCATTTAAATTCAAAATCCTATCAATCTTTAAAGCATTCAAACTATACAGCTCAGGATGTTTTTTTAGATATCTTTCAAGTCTGTCTGAGTCGTGATTTCCACCTATAAATATTATTCTACCACTGTGACGCTTTCTTAGTTGGCTAAAGAATTTGTTAGCCATATCTATCTCCTTCTGTAAGCTATTAATTCTAGCAGGGTCTTTATCAAAAGAACTTACATCATAGAAATCTAATATATCTCCGTTAAGAATTATTGTATCAACTGGGTGCTGTTCTAAGAATTTATATACTGCCTTGATTGCTTTATCATCCTGATAAGGGAAGTGTATATCACTCAGAACTACAAATTTATTTTTCATTATTCAATCTCCTATTAGTTCCACCTCCTATATCGGTAAGCTCTATAAAATATTTATTGGTATTAATTATTATCTGTTTATCTGTCATTGTTTATATCCTTTTCATCTTGTAAATCCTTTAAGGTTAATTGGCTTCTTTGTCTATTTATAAGTGGACAGTTCGGGTTTAAGCAGTAGAAGCAATCACCCTCTGGCACCGTACACTCACTTATTTTGATGTTATCATCATTCATTCTGCACCTCTTTCAAACCACCTTTCTCAGTACCTATACCACAAGTAAAATACTTACCAGTGCACTTTCCAAACGGGCATTCAGAGCAGTCATTATATTCCACACAAATTTTATATTCAAAATCATCCATTATCTGTTTATCTGTCATATAACCTCCTATTAGTTTCATCAAATATATCTTTCCAGTAAGGGTCTAGTTCTACTGGGGTATAACATTTAGCTATACCTTCTCTACATTTACTAGGGTAAAATCCTAACTTAAATTCCCCTAAACATTGAACTACTCTATAATATTCTGGTGGTTTACTAGGATAAACCCAAGTCTCGGAGTAAAAATATTTACATTTTCTCATTCTTTAACCTCCATAAACTCTATAACGCTACCATTAAAGTAATAAGGTATAACTCTACAAGCACCTTCTCTATTCTTTAGTACAATGACTTCTGCTGTACCTTTGTTATGTGGGTTATATATCTCGTCTCTATATAAACCTATTACTACATCAGCGTCTTGTTCTAAGTCTCCACTCTCCTTTAAATCAGATAGGATAGGTCTCTTATCTGGTCTAGCTTCTAATGCTCGGGATAATTGTGCTAGTGCTATAATAGGTACATCATACTTTAAAGCTAAACGTTTTAGACCTGTTGATATCTCCCCTATTTTCTCCCTCTTATCTTGTTGGTATCTATTATCTGATTGCATTAATTGGATATAATCTATAACAACTAAATCACAACTCCCCTTGTCCTGTTGTATTTTAATTATATTTTTCTCTACTGTTGATAGAGTACACTTAGTATTATCATCTATAAATAAATTTAAATTAGTTATACTATCACCAACACTGGCTATTTTGTCAAACAATATATCATCTTTAACGTTAGCATTACTAATCATATCGTTATTAATCTTAGCTCTCCTGAATACACTACGCTTAGTATATTGCGATACCTTCATCTCTAAAGAATGGAATAATACATTATGGTCTTGTGCTACATATTCTGCTATCTGTTGTACTATTGATGATTTGCCCAACCTCGGTCTTGCTCCTATGATGTATAGTCTACCCTTACATAATCCTGAAATGGTTTTGTCTAGCTTAGGAAATCCGGTAGAGAGACCAAAGATTTTATCTTTAGAGTATACAACCTTCTCAACCTCATCTATAACATCCATAAATCCTGACGCTAAACTATTAAGATTAGTAGTAGTTTTAGATAATAGTTTAGTAGTGATTGTATTTTCTATATATTTCAATACATCATCTACGTCTTCTTGTTTTTCTAATAATCCTTCACATTCCTTTAAGATAGCACTAAGAAATCTTTTCTTGCTGTACTTAATTATAATCTTAATTAATTGTTTATAGTTAGCTACAGTAATTAGGTTATCAATTAATTCTTGTAACTTTTCCTTACCGCCTGATTGTTCTAACTGTTCGGAAAATCTTAATTGTTCAGTAAGAGTAACTATATCTACTTGTTTACCCTTCTTTGCAAGGACTTGTATATTTTCAAATATAATTCTTAACTGTCGGTCAAAGAAGTCTTGTGAAGATAGTTCATTGACTATTATACCTAGCTTCTCTTGTGAGGTTAAGCATATAGCTATTATATTTTCTTCTGCTTCTTTATTATATAGTTCATCTATTTCCATATTAATATTCCCAGTTTGTTTTTCTAATAGTTTGTTTAATATATCTACCAAAATGTTTACAAATATTAATAAAGTTAATCAGTTGGATTAAGAATGTTCTTTTATCAGCAAACTTAAACTCAACACTTTCACATAATAATTGTGAAATTGTAAATTTAACACCACATATTTTCGGTAAAGAAAGTTCAAATAACTTTATAAAATTGTTATTGTTATCTTCAAAGTCGGGATATATTTCAATGTCATTTAATTCATAGTCTTGTATTATTTCGGGTTTAACTCCGCAAACATTACATAGCTGCTGTGATAGGTTAATCATTATCTATTCTCCTATAATTAAATTAGGATACTGTACTAATAAGAACTCTACTTCTGGATTGTTTATTCTAAGGGGGCTAGGAAGCTCATTAATGTATCTTTGTGCTTGTTCCTCATTACTTATATCCTGAAAACATAAAGTCTCGTTTACGGGGCTTGTAGCAGCCTGAGGATTTTCTTCTTCAAACCTTTTAGCAACCCAACCTTTAGTTAGTCTATAGTAATGAGAAATTTTATTATATTCTTTTAATCTTTGTCTGGCTACCAACTCATACGGAGCCTTTTCTTCTAGGTAAACTATGTAATCATATAGTATCTCTACTGTACGGTGGAAATATAAATCACCTAGTTCTTCTAGTATCCTTTGATATTCCTTAGAGGTAAGTCTTACCTTCCCATTCACATCCTGAATACCTTGTCGGTTAAACTTTAAACATCTAGCTCTATGGATATCAAATCTTTCTAGTAATATCTGGTATGCTTCTTTAGCATTCTTTTCTGATAAGGTACTAACATAAGCTATTAATGTTTCTTTAGCTGTTAGTTTAGCTGGCTTAATCTTTTTCATATTCTATTATTCCTATATCATCTTGTATTTCTATTACTTCTAATATCTTTTCTATTGTAGTACCATCATCCTGTTCTACCCATACATTATCTCCAACCTTAACAAAGAACTCATCAGGATAACAAACTTCTACTGTTTTATCTTCTACTTCAAACCATTCATCATCCATCATTCCTTCTATTGGGGCTGGGGAACTGTGAAGATAACCATATCCTGTTACTAAAGTATTAATTGTTTCAGTTTTATTATTGGATAGTTCAGCTATTAAGGTTGCTGAACCCTTTATCTTAACATAATTTCTACTCATCGTTACCGCCTTTTAATTTATTTATAATATCTAAGATATCGTCTAGCGAGTCATATCTTAATTCAGTTCCATCTGCAAATATATGTACATCCTCTAAACAAATTCTCTCAATCTCATCAAGAGCCTTGAGGTAGCGACCAGACGTTAGAAATAATGCAGCATTTCTTTTTTCTTTATTACTTATAATATCTCTAAGTGTTTTTAATTCTGTTGTGTAATAATTATAATCTTCGTCCACTTGATTTTTTAGTTTCTCGCACTCCTGCTTAAGTTCATCAACTTCTTTCATTAACTTATTGATAATCTTTTCATTACTCAACAGTTCTTTTTCTTTTTGTTCACATTCCTGTGTCTTGCGGGCGAGTTGTTTGTAGTAGCAGTTAGGGTTATCTTCACAGCCCAAATCTTCGCCGTCATTTATATGGCAGTATGGTTCAACATCAGGCTCAAAATCACACCACGTACAACCTGTAATATTCACTCCGTCAATTATTATTTCTTGTTTTTCTGTCATTCTAATTTCCTTTCGCTTAGTCGATTATGTCGAGAATAGTTTTTGCAATTCTTCTAACATAATCTTCACCATCCAGAATTTGTGAACAAATTCCAGCAATATCACTTAGTTTGTTTTCAAGCTTTCTGTTCTCTGTAGTTAGTCTTATAGACTTTTTCGCAAGCTCGGCTATTTGTTTTGTGTCTAAGCCTTTAAAGTATTCATCCTCGAAGGGTTCAAGGGCTTGCTTGTAGCGGTTTATCTCTTTTAGGTTATCTAAAAATATATTCTGATAGCAATTATATTTATCATTATGTTTGCAATAATCACAATCATCGCCTATACCTTCTTTTTCTGATATATATTTTTTCAGCTCCTCGCATTCTGCTATCCTGCGTTGGAGTTGTTTGTAGCAGCAGTTTGGGCTTTGTTCACATATCCATGCACTATTCCAAGCCAACGCGATACAGTTATATTTTCCTAACTTGGGGTAGTAACCACTACACCCGCTAACATCCACGCCGTTTATTATTATCTGTTCTTTATCTGTCATACATCACCTCTATCTTTCTAATATTCTTTACTCTACTAATTGTACTAGGATGGGTTAGTGTTTGTTTACCTATAAATTTTTCAGGTACTATTCTTAATAACCCTTCATCTAATTTACTAGGATGACCTTTTGATAATAAAAGATGTATTGCTAATGTATCTGCTTCTATCTCATTATATACCTTATGATTTTTAAATTCCCACATAGATATAGGTAATCTTTTATTTAATAACTCTCTTGTACGTTGAGGATGTTGAAGTAGTATATGTGCTAGTTCGTGATATAAGATACTTCTTAATTCATCCTTAGATAATCTTTCAAGTATTCCTGTATAGATAAAGATAGTTACTCCATCTGTATAAGCATTAAGTTCATTTCCTTTTATTGTTTTAAATAAACATACTCTTTGATTTTCTATACAAGTATTACTAACATCCTTTAATACTTGTATTTGTTCTTCTTCTGTAGCACTGAATGCTGTTAGTGTAACAGAAAAAGATAATATAAATCCTATTAATAATGCTTTTAATAATCTACTTATCATAACATATCCTCTGTATCTACTGGGTTTAAACCATTCCCATTCTTGTAATACTTCATCCAATCTTCTTTATAAATTAAATCTACTTGTGTTATTCTTTCACTACAATTATATTTCTTATTATATATACTATCTGTTCTACCTACTATAAATATATTATCACCTACATCTATTTCAGCTAGTACATAATTAATTAGTTGTCCTTTAATAAAACATCTTACTGTTGCGTCTGTTAGTTTAATTCCTGATGGACTTGTAGTATGACGTACCATTATCTTTGTTTTACCAGTGATAATCATAAAAGGTCTCTCATTCATTGAAAAGTCTGTTATTTCTTTTACAGTTAAATGGAGGTATTCGTTGCTCCCTTGACTTATGTACATTATATTCATCCTCCTCTATATCGTATATACACATTGAAATACCACCAACAATAACTCTTTTATTGCAATAATAACATTTATTTTCCACTATTATATCTCCTGTATATTAAACTTATCTCTAAGATACTTACACCCTTCATCTACACTCCGCAAATAATACGGAGTACCCATTATGTATTGAATTGCTTTTTGTCTATCTTCTATTATCTTATAATCCACTTGCGTTGCAGCTCTGATAATGTTATCAGTATATTCAGATATCCTTTCCTTCATAGCTAGGTTGATACCCCATTCTTTTAGTTTTTTATATGGGTTCTTGAATGTTCTACCTGTCTTAGCTATAAGTTTATCCAACAATACGCAAGCATTACTTGTAATCTCAAACCCATATTCTTTAATCAAACCATTATATTGTTTATTAGTAATCATAAAGTTTTCAAACTTCGTATATCCTGTTGTAAGTTTTATTTGCTTGTATTCTTTTAGTTGCTCTTTAGTTAGTGACTTAATTGCTATCTTTTCTTTTCTTTCAAGATGGTTAAGTATCTCATTAAGATTATTAAACACAATCATCAACATATATCTATTGACTAGGAGTTCGTGTACGATGTTTATTCTAGTATATAGTTCTTTATATCCATTACTCATCTAATATAACCTTTGTTCCTTTAACTATTATCTTGCCTTCTTTTTTTTGTATCTCTATCAATCCCATCTTCTGTAGTTTATTTAATGCTTTCCATAATCCTGATTTACTTTCATATCCAAAGCAATCATAGTCTGTTGAATAACCAGTAAATGCTACATAATCTATTACTCCATAGTACACATCTATAAACTCTGCTAATAGTTGCTCATATAACCTTAATAATCTAGGTCGTTTAGTTAGTTCTATAAACTTTAGTATTGGTAACTCTATTGCACTGTACATAATATTTTCCTTGCTACTTTTTGTATAAACTCTTTTGCTCTATCTTCTGATACTTCTATATACTTTGTGGGTTTATCATCCACTATTAAGGAAAAGGTTTTTGTATAGGTATCATAACTTAATAACTTATAATCATTAGCCATCCAACAAGTTACATAAAAGTTTACATCATTTATTCCGTATAAATTAAATCTCATTTGAAGTTTCCTCCTTTTTACTGTACGGTAAACTTTGTATCAGATTGTTACCCTTGAAGCTCTTTTATTACCGAGCGGTAAAAGAAAATAGGCTGGTCTTATGGACTGTTTCCTGCCAGCCCTTACCTTCCTCCCTCTTATTTAATTATCAATCCATACACTAACTCATCATACAACTTCGGATTATTATTCTTATCTAAGTAAACTAAGTTTTCTTTCATTGTACCTTCGTGTTGAAATCCTAAGTCTTTAAGTAGTTTAATTATTCCGTATCCACATTGAGGTACTGTTACAATAAACTTCCTGATATTAAAATTAAGTATAGCATAATCCTTAAAGTATTTCATTATCTCTCTTGATTGTTTACCCCAGAATTGTTTAGGTATTATAGCGTGTACTTTGCAAGTTATTACTTGACCTTTATATTTCCACATATCACCTAGTGAGAATACTCCACATATATTATTATCTTTATTTAATACAACAAACACATTAGTAGAACGTATTAAATCTTCAAGGTAATTTCCTAGTGTTACTCCACTATCCTGACAAGTTAGGTCTAGTATCTTATTCCTTTGCTCATCATATATATTATAGATAGCTTCTATCTCTTTTTGATAAGCTCTATCCCATTTAATAGGTACTACTGTGTATTCTGAAATTAAACTTTCCATTTATTACTTCCCTTTTCTAGTCATAGCAAAGCTTGTCGTCCACCCACCGAGCGCAAATGTAAAGTCTGCAGGGTCTAATCCTCTAGCTTTAATTGCTTCTGTAAACATTAGATATACATCTATTCTTTCATTAATAAATTCTTCTGGAGTAGGTAGTGGAGGTGGTGGAGTTTGTTGTTGATATCCTCCCTGTTGTTGGTATCCACCTTGCTGTTGTTGATAACCTGCTTGTTGTCCATAACCTTGATTGTTTTTTCTGTAACCGTATGCCATTACTTGTCCTCCTTTGTTTCTTTAATTAGTTTGTTTAACTTCTCTATATTCTTTATGTGCCGTTTGATTAAGTAATCTATAAAATTTATTACATCTGGGTTACCTTTTATATCGACACTATAATAAAACTCTACGGTAAAAGCTGGTTCGTATTCATATACAACGTGTTCATTGTACTTACTTTTATACAATTCTCTATACTCAATATTACATTCATCTAATAAATGGGTAATAAAGGTTTTATATACTGGTTCGTAATCACCAAGATGGTATTTATATTCTTTTTCCTTCTTAGCCATTGGGCAACTCCTGATATTCTTTATAGTTTACTAGTCCTGTTTGTTGATTGTATTTATTATACCCTATAATAGTTGCAAGTATTCTATTCTTTTCAAAGTCTGTTTCTTCCAATCCATTATCAAGGTATAATTGCTTTACTGATTGGTAGGTTAATATCTTTTCCTCACATACTTTATCAAACTTCTTTTCTCCAAAGTTAGGAATACCTTTATATCCATCACAAGTATCACCTGTTAGTATCTGTTTAAATAAGAATAGTTGTGCTTCTTCTGGTGGTATAACTTCATAGTTATTATTGTTGTTCAAATCTCTAAACACATTACAAGGGAATGAATAGAAATCTTTATCAACTGTGACAAGTATTTTCTTTTGTCCTTGATGGAAGGATGGGTCCTCAAACATAACCCTACAAGTATCATCACTCTCAAGATTAGGTAGAGCTATTAAATCAAAGTTCTTTGCTACTAACTCTCTTAACTTGTACCATATATCAGGTTTAGCTGGTCTGTTAGATTTATAATCAGGGTATAATTGCTTCCTGAAATTATCCTTATCTGATACTACTAAATAGAATTCATTAGTTAGTAATGTATTGCATAATCTATCTATCTCACCATCAAGAAAGTCTAAGCTTTTATCTAAGTCAAATACTTCTGTATAGATGTTCTTTTCAAGATGAAATAAAACCTTGCTTGCTGTCATAGCTTTATAGATATAACTATCAAAGTCTATTATTAATACTGGTGAATTATAATTCATTTTATCCTACCTTCCTTAGAATTACATTAGGAGTTTTCTTTGGTTTAAAATTTCTATTCTTAATACTTCTCTTAACAGAATTAATAAACTGTTTTCTAATATAATCAAATTCTCTTGTAGTAAATTCTGTGCGTTGTTCTATTTCTTTTGGAGTATATCCTTCAACAAAATTCATCTTTAATAATTCTTTTTCATTTTCACTAGATATATACTCACTATCAATCAATTCTAATACTAGCTTCTTAATATAATCAACATCTTTTAATTGAGTAGTATCTTCAAGACTTAATTCAATCTCATCTACATTAAGGGAAGAATTAATAAGTAATTGTTCTTTGTTTAATTTTCTTTTTAATTCTCTTTTTAATCTAGGGAATAGATATGTAGTTAACTTGCAAGGTTTACCTGATGTAATCCATCTTTGAGTTTCAATTAATAACAACTCATATAATATACTCTGTTTATCTTCAAAAGATAATCCTGAAAAATTTCTTACACTTTTTAATACCTTGTAAATAAATCCTTTTTCATTTTTTAATATCTTTAATACTTCTGTATTACGTTCTTTAATTGTATTATTCATTAATACCTCCATATTTATATTATACCCTAAACAGAATATATTATAACAACTTTCAATTTATATCTTTACATATTGTTACAAACTAATTCTTGTGCGCTGCTTATCCTTAATAACTTAACTAATTCCCAATATTGTTTATCTTCAAACAAACCTATGTCAATCATTTCACCATTAAATCTAGTTATACCTTCCATAGTAGCTCCGCAATCTAGCATATATTTAATCGCTTGCATATCTTTATTATAAATAACTAACAAACTTCTCATTGTACCTCCATTAATAATTATTTACCATCCATATATTTGTTTTACGTATCTTCTTAAACTTCTTGTGTATCTATTTAATGTTGCTTTACTTATAGGTTCATTGTTATAAATCTTATCAAATAGTTTTTCAATATCAACATCAGGTCTAACTTCTCTAAACATTATATTATTAGTACTATCGTGATGGCTTGCTTTTTTATACACATTAAACCCGTCATAATATAAATGGTTGAAGTCTTTATTACCACAATATAATATTTCTTTTAGGTTATTCTTATCTAGTATCTTATATCCTGAACTTTTTCCATTCCATAAACCCATACTAGCAATAGCTATAATTTCACCTTCTGTATCGACATTAAGGTCACGTAACCCTTCATCATAACTATATTCTATATCATTATATATATACTCCCATACATCTTTATCAGGTATATTTCCATCTTCATAGTCATACATTTCTATCATACATTTTTTTATCCCATCAAAATCATATTCAGCAGGGTTATCATTTATTATAGTTCTAATTGTCATATTATACCTCTATTATGTTTCCATTTATACTGATTTATATTTTATTTATATCCTTGTAATCCTTTAGTCTTGCGTATATCCTAAGGCTTCGATTACCGTTTCCATTGGTACATATCCATCTAGGAATAACTGAAATAAATCATCAATCAATATGTCTTTGTTGTCTAGTCTATATTTTATTTCACTATCATAATTATTGCAATCAAGTTTTAAAAAATTATCTTCTAATGCCATTGCTATACCTCCATATCTTTAAAAGTTTCTACTAATGGTAATGCATATTTAATCGCCTTAACATATTCTTTTCTTATGTCTTTTCTATGTTTATAAGTACACCCCCAATCTAATACTTTACTATATTCTTTTACTGGTTTTGTATTTACTCCTAACTCAACTAGAGTTAGATATAAGTCATAGTCATAACAATCCAAACATCCATACTCGTATATCACTTGTGCAACATTTCGACCAAACTCTTTTTTGTAACGTCTTATTTCATCTATTCCCATATGTTCAATTATATCTTTCGCAAATTGCAATCTTACTTTATAATTCTTTGTTGTCACTGTACTCATATTCATTTTACCTCCGTATTATTCTTATGCCCGTTTATTATACTTGTCTAACATATTTGTTACATATCTTTACATAAAACTAGCTTGTATTAATTCTTTAGTAACAAGGATAGACTTCTGATTGAGTTTAGATTTTAATACAAAACAATTATTATCTATATACACATCATCTATATCGCAATTACAATCAGTTATTATAGTGACAACAAACCTTTTTTCAAAAGTCTTTACACCGTCTTTATTTGTAAATCTGCCATAAGCCTTTGATATTGTATAATCTTCAAATAAATTATCTATAACACTAATAATTTGAGCGTCTAATAATTCTTGTTTTAAAGTATCCTTATCGTTACAACCGATATAGTAAGTTATTTTGTACATAATTAAACCTCCATTTATTTACAATTATATTAATTTGGCTTTATAAAAATCTATTAAATAATCAATCCAATTTTCATCACAATGAACAATATAATTTACGCGCTTATAATTATTGTTAGTCTGTTCAATAGCTTTATTTATGCATTTTGATATATCATAATCCTTATGGGCATAGATTTCACCGTTGCTATTATTGATATATATATAACAGCTTGTATAGTTTGAATTCATTTATTAAACCTCACTTGTTTTATTCTATCATCCTTATATTATTATTATTCCACAAACAAAATATCTCTAACATCTATCTAACAATATTGTTACAATTCTTAATAAACCATTAAAACCATTAGACCATTAAGGTAAGAGAAAAGAGAAGACCATTAGGGAATATTCCTTTCTTTCTTTTATATATTTTCTTTCTTTCCTTAAAGGGTAAAGGGATAAGATAAGAATTCCGGATAAAGGGTTAAGGAATTAAGGAATTAATAAACTACTTTATCAATAGTATATAAAGTAGTTGTATTATAAACTCTACTATTAAAGTTTATAATACTTCTTTTGTTATAAAGATATATTGATATAATTAAAAATCAATATTTACTTTTCTTATTTAAAGTTTAGTTTAATATATCTTATCTTACTTTAAGTATAGTTTAATGGATTTTATTTATTGTTATCCTCTACTTTTTGTTCTCTACTTTTATTTTCAGTTTTAACTCTTACTTTTAAGCTAGAAAAATTAAACCACCCCCTAGAGCGTCGATTGAAGCTCTTGAGAAAATATTTTGTATTGGGATGGTACCTACCGCAATTGTTAGACCAACTAAAAGACGCTTAGTGAGCTTAATACCTACCCCTATACAACCATTAACCATCCTCTAAGAGGTGAATAACCGATACCTGAAAATGGTAGATATATTGAGTTTAGAATTAATCTTTCAAAAGAAAATAACCCCCTATATATACTTTAGTATATACAACTCCCCCTAAAAGAAAATATTTTCTTAATAAGAAAAAGTGACGAAAATGTTTTTAAATATGGTATAATATAAGTAGGGAAGGGGATAAGTAAATGAGTTTAGAGAAAGAATTAGATATCGTAGATGAGATGAAAGAGATTAGAAAGAACGCAAAAAAGTTCGGTATTGAATTAGAATTAGTAAAAGATAGTATTTTATTTGATGAAGATGTATTAGATGTAATTGTTATTAATGTGAGTAAAGGAAATAATACTTTAACAGAAGTGGCCGTACCAAGTGAAGTAAGTAAAGATGATATTATCCTAACAGTAAGAGAATTATTAATGATTATGGTGGATGAGGAAGTATTTAATAAAGCGGTTACTAAGGAGGTAGGAGATGTACATAGAGGAATATTTAAGAAATAGATTACTCTACAATAATACAAAGAACTATAAGACTTTATGTAGAGTAGCTAAGTGGGTAGAGAGTTCTGGTGATTGTGAAGTATATGTATATGAAGATTTTAATGAAGATAGTAGAACAAATAAACAATTCTATAGAATAGATATTATAGGTAATGATAAAGAAATATATACTAGAGCTAATATAATATTTGGATGGTTAGTAGCCCACTTTGTGGAAGATATGAAGAGAGTAAGAGAGAATGTCGAAGCACGAGCTTAACTTTACAGATGAGAATTTATTTAACTGGATAGATTTATTTGTAGATATAAACTATATCAAATCAAGAAAACGTCTCTCCCCTCAAAGGTTAAAAGAATTGTTAAAGAAGAATATAATGAAGTCTGGTGAATAGGTATATTCCCATTACTACATAAGGATTTAAGACGTTTGATATAATCAAATTTTAAATAACTAAAAGGTAGTTAAAATAGACTTCAAGCCTTATGTAGTATGAGAGAGAGCTAATTTTTTTAAAAAGGCGGATGTGGTATAATTATAATAGAAGTAAAATTCTCAAAATACCTTTCCTCCTTTATGGTAGATAATGACTAGTTAAGGTTAGAGAATTATCCTTAACTTTTTCTTTTTTTTAGGAGTATTTATGATAGATGCGACCCATCAAAAGTTCATAGACTTTTATCTTCAATCCTATAGCCCAGAGCTTGCAGCAATTAAAGCAGGTTATCCAAAAGAGGAAGCTTTAAGTATAGGGATTGACCTACTGGCTAATGATGAGATAGCGGAAGCAATATCAGTAAGAGAAGCTCAACTTGATAAAGCAGCAGCTAATATGAAGATGACAAAAGAAAAACTCCTAAGGACTTTATACTACCAATATTCACAAGCGGTTAAGTTTAACAAGACTACAGACGCTCTGAATATTTTGGAAAGGTTAGCTAAGTGGAGTGGGTTACAACCTGATGAGTTGGTTATTAACCCCGTTAATCTGGTTATTAATAATGTAGAGGAAGGTAAGATATAAAGCGTTTAACCGCCACAGGGCTCTTAAAAATCCGCAATTGAGATGAGTGGTCTACACGGTGACTAGGGACTGAGGTAGCTAGGAGAGATAGGGTACTAAGGGTTTTTGGACTGTCAGGAGAGACTGAACCTATCCCCTGTACAGGGTAAGACATAAAGGAGTAAAGGTGGCAGAGTATATTATAAACTCAAAGAAATATGGTAAGCGGATAGTTCTACTTGATGATGAAGATTACGAAAGAGTAATAAAAGAAAAGTATTCATTATCAGTAACTTATGATAAAACTATTAATGGATTTTATGTAGCATTTACGGCAAAACCTAAAAATAGTTCTTCAAGATTACTTCATAGATACTTAATGAAACCTAAAAAAGGTATGACAGTAGACCACCTCAACAGAAATCCACTTGATAATCGCAGATGTAATTTAAGAGTATGTACACAGTTTGAAAATAATCAAAATCAAAAAGCTAATACATCAGGTAAAGTAGGAGTAAGCTACTCAAAGGCAGATAAGAGATATGTAGCTTATATAAGAGTAAATGGAAAACAGATACGTTTAGGAGCTTTTAAAACGTTTGAGGAAGCTGTTAAATGTAGAATACAAGCAGAGGAAAAATATTTCCCTAACTCTAAGGAGGTGAGGTTTGATAGATGAGTTATGTTGTTAATTTATTACCAGCACAAAAAGAGTTTTGGGAGATACCCCATAACTACGACAGAGACGTGGCTCTCTATCAATGACCGTGGGGGTTTCGGTAGCGGGAAAACTTTTTGTGGAAGCCTTCTAGGTATAACACTCGCTCTAAAGTATGCTGGTATTAAGGGATTAGTCGGAGCACAAACATTACCTCTATTAAGAGATACAACACTAGCTACATATATTGAACACTTAGATAAGTTAGGATGTCCTTATACTTATCTAAAAAGTGAAAATAAATTAGTATTCCCTAATAAATCTGAAATACTATTCAGGTTCTTAGAGGAAGATAGCAAACTTAAATCTTTAAACTTAGGTTTTATTGAGATTGAAGAAATGAGTGATACCCCTGAAAGTACATTCAGGATGTTGTTATCACGTCTACGTCAAGAGAAGAAACCTGAATGGGGGAAAGATTTTAAGTATAGATTATTTGGTCACACAAACCCCCAACAATCTTTAGGATGGATATATGAGTATTTTAAGAAAAACCCACAACCTAATTATAGACGTATTATTGCTTCCACCGCTCAAAACATATATTTACCTGCAGGGTATCTTCAATCGCTAAAAGAGGTTTACTCTGATGAGTATTATAGAATAAATGTTTTAGGTGAGGATTGTAGCGAAACAGATACGTTAGTTACAAAAGGTTTCAACAAAGAAGTTCAAGTCCGTAGTGATTTAAAACTAGACAAGAGTTTACCAATCCATATTACCTGCGACTTTAACGTAGACCCTATGTGTTGGTATATAGCTCAAATTAAAGATGGTAATATATATTATCTTTATGAGGTTGTTAGAGAAAACACCACTACAGACGCTACAGCACAGGACGTAGCTGAACTACTTTATGATTGTAAACATTTACCAATAGAGATAAACGGAGACGCTTCTGGAGACTTTAGAACTACTAAAGGTGTTGACTATGTTTACTTACGTAATAACTTAGAACGTAATGGTTTTAAGAATGTTAGTTTAAAAGTAACCCATAAGAACCCTCCGATTGAATACAGGATATCTTGTTGGAATAATATGATTAAAGGTGCTGGTGATACCCACCATATCTTTATTCACGAACAATGTAAATATTTAATTTACAATATTGAGAACCTAGAAGTTCAAGCTGGTACAAGCAAACCTAAGTTACCAACTGCTTCAAGGATTAAGAGCGATAGCAAGGCTAAGTTCTTAGGACACCCCATAGACGCTGCAAGTTATTTGGTATGTTTATATTTTCCAGTTAAACGTATGACAGTAGATAACTTCAAAGAACAATCAAATAATATGGGTGTTGATATATTTGGTGGTAAGTACGATAAAAGATTAATATAGGAGACAAAACCTTGGTGAGTTTTTTTTATAAGGCAAATAGGAAAGTAAGATTAACTCCTGAAAAGAGAGATACGATATCAAGTGAAATTAATAACCTTTTTAAATCTTACTATACTGATTTAGAAGTACCGAAGGATGAGACAGCAGCTCTACTTAATGAGTTGTATCCTTCTTTGAAAACTAATTCAGATAAGATTAATAAGATACCTAGTATCTATGAACAATATAAAACTTATATGAGTGCTTTACACAGAGCTTGCTATCCTAGCTTAGAAGCTATCGTAGATATTAGAGGTTTAGACTTAAGAAGTAACGATTTAGCAGGTACTTACAAAGCAAGTCTTATCTATGATTGGTATAATATAGATTTAATCTCAACACTAGATAAAGTGCTTGATGATTGGGTTAAAAAAGGTGAAGCTGCTTTATATGTTTGCTGGAAAGAAGAAACTGTACAGATAGAACAGGATGTTCCAGTAGTTGAGTATGATGTAGAGAATATGATACCTAAGCTTTCTACTGAAACAGTTAAGAGAGATTTACAAACCTTCAAGGCTGTTGATGTTAAAAGGATAGACCCATTCAATCTATACTTCGATAAATCCCAAGTAGATAACTGGGAGCACTGTCGTAAGATATACAGAGACTTTGTTCCTGTTGAAACAGTGTTAGCTAATGAGGGGTATAATCTAACCAAAGAAGAACGTAAAGATATTAGAGAGCTTGTATATAAATCTAACAAACAAAACAAAAACCAATATGAAACTAAGATAGACGAGAATACTAAAGTATACGGTTCTACTGTTGAAGTATTGGAATTTGAAGGCGATTTTATTGACCCTGATACTTGTGAAGTACTTTATAATATGGAAGCTACAGTAGTAGCTGGCAAGTATCTAGCAAGATTTGAGAAGTCAAGTAAACCTCAAACATCTATTATTTGGGGAGCATATCTTAAAAGGCCAGATACAGGTAGAGGTCAATCTCCTTTAACAATCCCTTCAATATTAAACGCTGTACAGAATATGTGTGCGGATATAATGATGACATCTTGGAAGCTAAATACTTATCCAACATTCTTAGCTCCTAAAGGTGCATTACCTCTCTACACAGATGTACAAGCAGGAAGGGTTGTAGAATACGAACCCGATATGATGAGTGGGGCTACACCTACTAAGTTAGACTTTACTTCTGGGTTAAGAGGATTTGAGTTCTCTGATTTCTTCCAAAGAAAGATGGAGAATGCAACAGGTATTAACCAGTATATGCAAGGTGCTAATGATGGTAGTGTAAGAACTGCTAGTGAAGCAAGTTATATTCATAGTGGTGCTACAATGAGAATGGCAGAAGAGTCTCACCTATTTACCCACAACATAATATACAAGTTGGTTAGGAAGTATGCTTTGTTTAAAAAGGTATATGATACTGGTAATATTGAAATACCAGTTGGCCCTAATCAGTACGCTAAAGTAACAGATGAAGTAAGAAATGGTAATTACTACTTTATCATTGGGGGTAGCCAGTCTGCTGTAGAGAGAGATGGTGAAACCCAAAAGTTGTTTAACCTATTAGGTAGTCCAGTATTCCAATCATTATCTGCTGTACTAGACCCAGTTACCGCAGCAGAGTTTATGAAGTGGATATTGAATAGAATGAACTTCCAAGACACTGACCAAGTGATGGAACTAATGACACTTAATGGACAGCTCTATAAGATAGCAGCTCAACTAGGAATTTCTAATAGTAGCTTCGCTGGATTTAGAAATGATATGTTAGCTAGGTTCCCAGAGCAAGTACCTAATATAGTTAATCAAATGTTGGCAGAACAAAGAGCAAATGAAGTTCAGCAATAAGGAGGAAAGATGAATTACGAAATGGCTCAAAGAGTTAAAAAAGAAAGACGTTCTGAAAAGACTAAGCAAGATGAACTAAGAGCAAAGGCAGAGCAAGAAAAGTTTGAGGAAGCTAAACGCTTTATCGAAACTAGAAAGATATTTGCAGACCTACTTGAAGGTAGAGAAGATTTATTTAAGCAATGTAGGGAGTTCTTAATCCTTAATACTTTAATCCCAGAGATAGGGATGAATGATTTAGTAGACGCTAAGTTTGCTGCTGGTTACAGACTAGCTCTTGAAACAATAGAAGCTGTAGCTAAACAGTACAAGACTTATCTAGAACGTTATGAAGAATTGAGACCAAACAAATAAGGAGGAAAGTAAATAATGTCAGAAGAAATTACAAACGTTAATACGGTACAACAACCAACCACAACAGAAGGACAAACTGGGGCAGCGCCAGCTACCCAAGAAAACTCAACGGTTAATGTTAGTACAGAAAACAATACAGTAGATAATGTGCAACCTGCTGTAGGGGAACAAGTTGAAAATGCACAAGCTACAGATATTACTGATAAGTTTGTAGAACCTAAACAAGATGTAAATGTGGAAGCTCTACAAAAACAAGTTCAGGAATATCAAGCAAAAGAGCAAGAGACAAGAGAACTGTTGAGCCGATTAGGTACTGACGGCAACACAGATATTCAAGTCTTGGAAGCTATCAAGCAACGTGATATAATTGATAACCAAGCTCAACAAGCTTACGTAAAGCTTTGTAATAAGTATGGTGTTGATTATAGAGCTGAAAATATTGAAGCTTCTGCAAAAGCTCTTAAAGAAAAAGACCCACAAGCTTATTATGATTTACAGTATGAACTAGGGCAACTGGATAGTATTGTAAATGAAAAGAGAGGGGTTATTGATAATTTTATAACACAGAAACAAGTTCAAACAAGTTTAAATAAGTATGGACAATTACTTAATGCTAGTCCAGCTTTAAAACAACAATTGAACTCTTATCTGAATACAGTACCACTAACTGACCCTGTTAATCAAATAGATACCTTTATGCAAATGGCTACAGCTATTCAGCGTGAAGCTATTGAGATTGGTAAGATACTTGCTCAACAGCAAGCACAAGCACAGTCTCCAGCTAACGTACTAAACAATAGCGTAATGGCTCAACAAACTTCTTACGCTGCTACTCCTCCAAAGACTTGGACTAGACAAGAGATAGCTGCAATGAGTGATAAAGAATTTGCTAAGTATGAAAAAGAGATTGATAGGGCGGTACGAGAAGGTAGAGTAATTTAATACGAAAGGATAAAACAATGACCGATATTACCCCAACTAATACAATCTCTGCTATGATACCAGAGGTATATACCAAGAAACTAGCAAGACAAAATAAACAATATACTAGATTTATTGAAAGAAACTGTAACCGTAACTGGGAAGGCGATATCAGAGGATTTGGCGATGTAGTTAATATCGCACTTCCTAAAGCAGATAACATCTCTGTTGCTATTACTGCTGATACAACTGATGTATGTCCTGTAGCTGCTGGTGTAACTGCTGATAACTTGAAATTGACTATCAATAACGTAGCAACTTTCTCTATGAAGTTCTCTGATACAGAACAGGTACAATCACAGTTCAATCTTCTTGATGGTTATGGTGCATTAGCTATGCAGAAACTTGGCGACTTGAAAGATAAACAGGTTATGAAATATGTTATCAACAAAGTTGTTACTGCTGGTACTAACCTAATCGGTACTGCTGCTGCTCCACAGGCTGTAACTAAAGATGATATCTATGATTATGTAGTTGACCTTGCTGTAATTCTTACAGAAGCAGGTGCATTAAATGGAGATGGTTACTACACATTTGCTGGTAATGAAGAGGAACCTGAATACTTAATGCCTGTTCTTACAGTAACACCTAAGATATTTGGTCTTATGTTGAAATCAACTCAACTTACTCACCCGACTGCTGCTGGTGATGAAGTTGTTAAACGTGGTGAACAAAGTATGATGGGTGGATTTGAAATCGACAAGAACACTGTACTTGCTAAATTCACTTCTACAGATGTTACTGGTTTGGCAGCTGGTGCACAAATTTGTATTGCTTCTACTAAGATGGCTACAACTTATGCTAACCAACTTACTAAAGTAGAAAAATTGAGAGACCCTGATTGCTTCGCAGATATCGTTCGTGGTATCGAGCTTTATGGTTTTGAAGTAATTCACCCAGAAGCTGCTGCTGTAGCATTCCTTAAAATTGGCGCTGCTACTGAATAATAACTTCGCTATAGGGGGTAAAACCTCTATAGCTCTTGTTAATTTAAAGATGGAGTAGATTAATGGGTAAAGGAAAAAATTATTTTGAATTATGTAACGATATTCTAACAGAGTTATTCTATGAAAAGATAGCTACATTTGAAGAGTTAGATACGTTACCAGAAGGAATTAAAGTTAAGCAAGACCTTAATAATGCTTTGTCTTTTATTTGTAATAATGAAGAAAGAGCTTGGAAGTTTAGAGAGGTAAGTAGATTTCTACAGCTAGTAGCAAAGCAAGGTGCTTATCCTCTAGAGAATGGCTTTATTAAATACCTAAGATATGCTGATATGCCTATAGTATTAAGCTATATTGAAGGTCACGAGTACTTAGCTTATGCAGAAGGAATGCCTTTGAATTACTGGATGGATGATGGAGAGATTAATCTTTATCCTGTACCAAGTGAAGACCAGAATGGTAGATTAATTAAGGTAAGCTTATTAACTTACGACTATGCTAAAGATAAATGTGGTGTAGCTAAACCTTTAATGGAATATGAGACTGATGAACCTATTATCCCAGCTCATCATAGAGATATACTTAAATGGAGAGTATGTTCTGACTGGAGAGGAAGCGTTAATGACGCTAAGGCTGCATTCTATGAAAGGAAGTATAAGAAAGCATACGCTGCATTATGTAACGACCAAAGATTAACAAGCGGTTATCCTGCTGGATTTGATATTATGCCTTCAAACAATACAGCACAGAATGCTATAATGAATGCGTTTTACAACCCTAGAACTAGGAGAATTATTTAATGGCTGGAACTATTTCATACTTCAACCTAACTGGTGGACTTAATACAATTCAAGGATTGGGTACAATTAACCAGACTAACAAACGTACCGAAAGTCCCGATATGAAGAATGTTGAGTATTATAAACTTGGTGGTTTAATTACTATGAATGGTAATACTCAATTCGGAGATACTTTTGATAGTCCAATCTCATTAGGTTATGAATATATATATGGTAACAATAAATATATGATTGTTATTACTACCAATAGTGAAGTGTTTATATACGATAAAGTATCTGGTAGTTTTAAATTAATATTCAAGTTTGAGAATAAAAACACACGTCATAGTATCTGCTCTTTTAATAACGGTATTATAATGAGTAACGGTATTGATGATTTAGTCTTCTACCAGTATGGAAGAAAGGATTTAATAGCAACCAGCGTAAGTACAACAGGTGCTAATAATAAAGTTACAGGTACTAATACAAAATTCCTCACAGAGCTGTCTGTAGGTGATTATATCATACTTGGAAATGATGAGGATATATTTGCTAATAAATATAGAATAGTCTCAATAGAAAGCGATACAGAGCTGTCTCTAGATAGAAATTATCCTACTGCACAAACTTCTGTAGCTTTATATCTTAGTGATTTATCAGCTTGTAATGCTGTATTTAAAACACAAGGAGAAAGTCCTGTAGAAACTGACGTAAGAGGTTTAGCCTTAAACTCTTATAATGGTAGAATATTCGTAGGTGGTACTGATGGTATTCTGTATTATTCAGAGGTAGGACTTATCCATGGATGGTCACAAGAGTTTGGAGCTGGTGCTATTCCAGCGTTCTATGATGATAACTCTGACTTTACAGCACTAGGATTATTTGATAAATACTTAATAATCTTTAAGAGAGAAAGATGTTATTTACTGGATGGAAATGATGTTAATGATACTAACTGGACCGTAACACCTTACTCTTTGTATACTTGTGATAGTCAACAATCTTGGATAGACGCTGATAGTTCTTTATTAGTATATTCAAGAAATGCTGGTGGTATTTATCCTGTATTAAAGCGTACAATATATAACCCTATCTTTCAAGGTAGTGAGTTGTCAATGAAGATTAGAGATAGTTTTCAGTTTATCAATGAAGCTAGATTTGATTATATATTCCCAGTATATCATCCAGAAAAGAAGTACGTTATGTTTTATGTGCCGTTATTAACTGGTAAAGGTTCTAATACAGCATTTATTTATGATGTTACTTCTAAGACTTGGCTAAAAAGAGAAGTACCTCAAAATGTTACGATAGCTTTTAGGTTTGATAATGAAATCTATATAGGTACTACTGATGGTAAAATTCTTAAAGAGTTTTCTGGTTTAACTTTTGACGGAAGTCCTATTGAATTCTACTGGAAGTCACCTTCATTTACATTCGGACAAGGTACTAACTTCTTATCAGCTAGAGAGTTTAGAATAAAGATGAGTGAGGAATATACCAATAACTTTAGGGTAAGAAACTCTAGGGATGGTAAGACTACTTATACCGAAAGAAAGATAAACAGTAATGAGAATGCTTTTATTGGTCTTGTATGGGATGTAGACGAGAATACAGAAAGTATTACAGATACCGTATGGGATGAAGATAGTTGGGTAGTAAGTAGTTATATTACTAAACGATTTCCTTTAATGAACCAGATATTTCAGACTATGAGTGTTGAGTTTTACGGTAATGGTTTGAATGAAGCTATGTGTATTTATGGGTTTGAAATAGATGGGGTACAATTAGAGGAAGTACCTTGGTAAAATATGGAGATTAAATAATGGGTAAGAAAACACCTTCAAGACCACAGTATGAGCAATTAGCTGATACTCCGTGGATTACAAGAAATAGAGAATTAAATACTAATTCTTATGCAAATCTTAATACTGCTCTTAATGATTTCCAGAACTTTAATATAAACAATAATGACTATTATCAATCAATAGCAGACGCTTATACTAATGCTCAATGGAATGATTTAAATAGAGCTTATACTCAACGGGCTAATCAATTAGCAGCTAGAGAAAGACAAAGACTAGGTACATCAGG